GGCACTCTGACAGTTGATGGAAACACAACTATCGGTAATGCTGCTGGCGATGCTCACAGCGTCACAGGTACTGTCACTTTCAATCAAGCGATTACTTCTACCGATATCACGGCGGATAATATCCAAATCGGTGTTGATGGTGATACTGAAATCTCAACTGTTGCTGGTAACCTAATCCTGGATTCTCAGGGTGGTAAAGTTCATGTCACTGATAACTTGGAAGTTGATGGGTTCTTACAGGTAGATGCTAATACAACTCTTGGTGATGCTGACACTGATTCCCTGACTGTTAATGCTACATCTACATTCAATGCATCTATCAGTTCTCAGCAGATCACTGCCAACAACCTTAAATTGGGTGTTGATGGTAATGGTGAAATCAGTACAACATCAGGTGCGTTAACACTTGATTCTGATAATGGTGAGACCATTATCGATGACAACGCTAGTGTCAATGGGACACTTGATGTTACTGGTGTCACCACTATTACAGATAATCTCACCATCAATGCTGCTAGTAGAACGGTATCTATTCAAAATGGTTCTGCTGCTAACAAGTTTACTGTTGCTACTGACACTGGTAATACTTTAATTGAAGGTACACTTAGTGTTAATGGCACAACTGTAATTGACGATACACTTAATGTTACTCAGGGTGTTGACTTTGATAGCACTCTGAACATTGATGGTGTTACAACCCTTACCAATACAGACAACGCATCTACTGGCAGTACCTTCTCTGCTTCTGGTGCTCTGCAAGTTGCAGGTGGTATATCAGTTGCTCAGGATTTGGCAATTGGTGGAGACATGCAAATCTATGGTGACTTTGAGGTAGATGGTAACGTCGTCCAGAAAGGTAACCAGGAATTCCGTGGTCGTGTTGAGTTCTCCAAGAATGAGAACCCAGGCAGTCTGAGTGCAAATGCACCTATCATGATCCCCAATGGTGGTCTTACGGTTGCAGAAGATACTTTCATCGGTCAGAGTTTGTTCCTTGGACCTAATGCTGGAACAACTATTACTCTGGATGGTGTAAATGGTAATGCTGATATTAATGGCACTCTGGATGTAAATGGTCTAACGACACTTGGGCAATCTAACATTAGTACAATTACCACAACTGGTGCTGTAAATATTGGTGGTACTGCAACAGTTGGTGCTAACAAGTTCGTTATCAACTCTGCAAGTGGTAACACGGACATTGTTGGTACTGTGGATATTGGTGGTGTAACTAATATCACTAATACCTTGGGTGTTACTCAGGCAGTTGACTTCGATAGCACATTGAATGTTGATGGTGAGACTACACTCAATGATGCACTGACTCAGAACAGCACTTCACTCTTCAAGGATAACGTAGTCCTTCGCGGTGCATCTAAGACACTTACACTTCAAAATGGTAGTGGCACTGATAAGATCACTCTTGCATCCACAACTGGTAACGTTACTGCTGCTGGTCTTACAACTACTAACACGCTTGACGTTACTTCTAATACCACAATCGGTGGCACACTAGGTGTTACTGGACAGATCACTGGTAATGTAACTGGTGACCTTACAGGTACTGCTGACAAGTCAGACCTTGCTGATATTACTGACACTACAACATCTAACCTTACTTACTATCCTACATTCGTTTCCACGAATAATGGACACACTGAGATTCGCACCGACTCCACAAACCTTACATATAATCCATCCACTAACAGACTGACGGTTGCTAACTTCCGATCAACCACCAACTTTGAAGTCCAAGGTAACTTGAATGTTACTGGTGCGTTGACATTCTTCGAGTCACAAGTTGGTAGTATCGCTAACCATGACACCGATGCTCTGGCAGAAGGCACCAGCAACCTTTACTTCACTGATGAGAGAGTTGATGACAGAGTGAATGCTCTGATCACAGGTGGCACTGGTATCACTGCTACATATGATGATGCAGGTAATATCCTGACACTGAGTGCAACTCAGGGTGACATCAACACTGACAACATCACAGAAGGATCTACTGCCCTATTCACCACTGCTGCTCGCACAAGGTCACACTTCACGTATGGCACTGGTATTACACATAGTAGTGGCACCCTATCTGTTACTCAATCTGATATTAATACTGATAATGTCACAGAAGGATCCACAAACATCTTCTTTACCAACGCTCGCGCTAGGGGTGCATTTAGTGCTGGTGGCGATCTCGCTTATAACGCTAGCACTGGTGCATTTAGTGTAACCACCTTTAAGACTGCTGATGCTCGTGGTGCTGTAAGTGCTACTGGCGATCTCGCTTATGACTCTGGCACTGGCGTCTTCTCCTATACCACACCTGACTCGGATGGTATTGCTGAGGGAAGCACCAATCTTTATCACACTTCTGGTCGTGTTGATACTCGTATCGCACTTCAAGTTGGTGCAAACCTTGACCTGACTAATCAGGACACTGCTGATCTGGCAGAGGGCACTAACCTTTATTACACCAACGCTCGTGCTGATGCTCGCATTGCACTTCAAGTAGGTGCAAACCTTGACCTGAATAATCAGGACACTGGTGATCTGGCAGAAGGATCTAATCTTTACTACACAGACACTCGTGCCGATGCTCGTGCCTCAGCAGCCATCACCGCTTTGGGTCTTGGCACTGCTGCTACCACTGATGCAACTGCATATGCAACTGCTGCACAGGGCACACTTGCTGCTTCTGCTACACAACCAGGTGATCTGGCAACCGTAGCAACCAGTGGATCTTACAATGATCTTACTAACCTACCCACTCTGGGCACTGCCGCTGCAACTGCTTCTACTGATTATGCTACTGCTGCACAAGGTGCAACTGCTGACTCTGCACTTCAAGCAGAGACAATTACATTAGCAACTCTCAAAGCAGAAGTTGCAGCAGCAACTGACTTTGCTGACTTCCAGACCCGTATCGCCGCTCTTTGATAACAAATGGCAACTCCAACAACTAAGGCAGAATTAAAAGAATACTGCCTCCGTAGACTGGGTAAACCAGTCTTGGAGGTAAATGTATCTGATGATCAGATCGATGACGCTATCGATTATTCAATCCAAAAATTTCAGACCTATCATTATGAAGGTGCTGAGAGAGTTTATTTGAAGCATCTATTCACTTCTGCTGAAATTGCTGCGGGTCGTACTAATACAGAGACTACTGGTGCAGATGGCACTACTACTTGGTCTGAACAGAATACATACCTAACAGTCCCAGAACATATCCTTGCTATTGAAGGAATGTTTGCCTTCACTGACAAAGGTACTCGCAGTATGTTTGATATTCGTTATCAAATGAGACTGAATGATTTGTATGACTTTACGTCTACACAGTTCTATCATTACTATATGATCCAACAACACTTGTCTAGTATTGACTTTATGTTGGAAGGTCTAAAACCAATTAGATATAATAATGTTCAAGACAGAGTATACATCGATTTTGACTGGACTGAGGATGCACTTTCAGATCAGTATGTGATTCTTAAATGTTGGCGTGCTCTGGATCCAACCACTTGGACAGAAATTTATAATCAAATGTGGTTGAAAGATTATGCCACTGCAAAGATTAAAAAGCAGTGGGGTCAGAATCTTACTAAGTTCACGAATGTCCAAATGCCAGGTGGGGTCACTCTGAACGGTGAGATGATTTATAACGATGCTGTTGAGGAATTAAAGATCCTTGACGAACAACTTCGTACCACTTGGGAAACACCTCCCCTAGACATGATAGGTTGATATGGCACTTAATAGTTTCTTCACCCAAGGCACAACAGGAGAACAGGATCTAGTACAAGATCTTGTAGACGAACAGATCAAGATGTTTGGTAAGAATGTATATTACATTCCAAGAACACTGGTTAAAGAAGATAGTGTCTTTGGAGAAGACACGTTATCTAAGTATGAAGGTGCATTTGAAGTCGAAGTATATTTAGAAGATGCTGGTGGATTCCGTGGTGATGGCGATATCTTCGCTAAGTTTGGTGTCAGGATACAAGATCAAGTTACATTTATTATTTCAAAGAGACGTTTTACAGCAGCAGTAGATGATAATGCTGCTTTAATTGTAGAAGGTCGTCCTAACGAAGGAGACCTAATACATTTCTCCATGGTTGGTAAGACATTCCAGATTCAATATGTAGAACATGAGCAACCCTTTTTCCAGTTAGGTAAGATTTACACTTGGGGTCTTCGTTGTGAACTGTTCGAGTATAGTGATGAAGATATCAATACTGGTGTTGCCGAAGTTGATGCTCTTGAACTCAACTTCGCAAATGCTGTTGGTGTTGTACTGGCCGAAGGTGGTACTGGTACATTTGTAGTTGGTGAGACTGTCACTGGTGGTACAACTAATACTACATCCGAGGTTAAGTCTTGGGATGAATCTACTAGGACTCTTATTCTTATCAATAGAAGTGGAAGGTTCTCCTCTGGTGAGACTATGACGGGAGATACTAGTTCGGCCGTCTGGACAACCTTTACTTATAATACTATAAATAATTTGAACTCAGAATATGACCAAAATCAAGCCATCGAATATGATGCAGACGCAATCATAGATTTCACACAAACTAATCCGTTTGGTGAGTATGGCGATAAAGGGAGCACAATTTAATGTTAGGAACTTATTCATACCACGGTATAATTAAAAAAACAGTGGTTGCCTTTGGTACGTTGTTTAATAACATCGAAATCAGGCGCGTATCAGCATCGAAAACAGAAGTAATGAAAGTACCTTTGGCATATGGACCAAAGGATAAGTTCTTAGCAAGGTTGCGTCAAGTTGGAGACCTGACCACAAAAGATCAAGCGCAGATTACATTACCTAGAATTGCATTTGAGATCCAGGCAATTACTTTTGATCCAACAAGAAAGTTATCTCCTACACAATATATCAGAAATACTACTGCATCGGGAACTAACAATAGGGGATTTATGCCAATCCCATATAACATTAATTTTGAACTAGCAATTCTTAGTAAGAATCAAGACGACGCTCTTCAAATTATTGAACAGATTTTACCATTCTTCCAACCAAGTTTTAACCTCACAATGAACTTGGTTCCAGAATTGGGAGAGAAAAGAGACTACCCAGTTACGTTAGCAAGTATTGATTATGATGATCAATATGAAGGTGATTTTGATACACGTCGAACACTAATTTATACATTGCAGTTTGTTGCCAAGACATTCTTGTATGGCCCTGTACAAGACAAGACTGGCGAAGTTATTACCAAAGCAATCGTCGATTATGCTACCGATGCTGTCAAGACAGCACCAAGAGAAGTTCGTTATCAAGTTACTCCTGCATCTACAATCGATCGAGATTCGGATGCAACAACTACGCTATCCTCAGCGTGTGATGATAATGATGGAATCATTAATGTAGCAGACGCTTCTTCCCTCACTGTTAATACTAATATTCAGATTGACAGTGAAGTGATGCGTATCGCAAAGATTGATGGTACTCAGGTATTTGTTACTCGTGCTTGGTTGCAATCCAGTAATGCAGCACATACTAATGGAGCGAGTATTCATAAGATTACTGAGGCAGACCATGCCTTAGTTGATTCTGATGACAACTTCGGATTTAATGAACTATTCAGTGAATTTACAGATGGACTCTCACGAAACCCAACAACAGGCGCAGACGAGTAAGTATGACGGCATTGAGGATGCCCTTGATGTCAGTACCGAAATCGTTCAAGATGTTGTACAACCAACACCAGTTGCTGAGGTAGAAGTTACTACTTCAACCAAAGAGCAATTGAAGAAAGACTATGAGTATACTCGTGGTAATCTTTACTCTCTGATCGAGAAAGGTCAAGAGGCAGTTGATGGTATTTTGGAATTAGCACAAGAGTCAGATCAACCAAGAGCATTTGAAGTTGCTGGTCAGTTGATCAAACATGTGGGTGATGTTGCTGACAAACTAATTGATCTACAAAAGAAGGTCAATGATATCGAAGCACCAACTAAAACCAAAGAAGTTACCACAACAAACAATACTATGTTTGTAGGTAGCACAGCAGACCTTGCCAAGTTCCTAAAAGCACAGCAAGATAAATAACATAGTAGGAGTAATCAATCACCATGGCATCAAATGTAACCGTACCCGTGCAGGATTTAGGTGTTCTCGCTGATAATAGTGACGATCCCCAAACAACTGCTGCATATACAGTGAAAACTGGATTATACAGATTTATCAATGTTGATTCNCATAGCAATCANTTNGCATGGGGTGGTGCTCCTGATGTAACGACGGACATGGTGTGCCATATGCCTGTCGATGGTGCTGAAATTTTCAGACTTGCCAAACCCAAGAAAGCAAACATCATTGCTGCTACTGCTGCAAGTCCTTGTGTCCTGACTGTTGGTGGCGGTGGCACTCCCGCTCATGCTTTCGTGGTTGGTGATTACGTTACTCTCACAGGTGGTGATACTGCTGCTTACAACGTAAGTCATGTTGAGGTTACTGCTGTTACTAACACAACTATTACAGTCACTTCCGACCAGTCTGCTAGTGCTGCGTTTGCAGGTGCCGCTACTGTTGCTAATAGCATCAAGATTCAGGCAAAGGGTGATACCACTAATGGCATGACCATGTATATCAGCGAAGTCCAAGTAACGGGTTGATCCAATGAAAAGTTTTTCACAAATGCACGAAGAGGGATCGGACGGTCTCAAAGACAGACGCATGGAGCGTGGTGGTGTTGGTGGCAACCAACGTTACAAGAAACCAGTCAGCAACACGCCGAATACTTTTGGCAAGAAGAAACCTGCCAGCGATGGTATGTCTGCACTTGAAAAAGTGAAAGCAGATATTCGTGCCAAGCATGGTCATGGTGCCATCAAAGAAGATGCCAAGATGGGCAAGCAGTCAGATGAGAAACTGGCAGCGTTGCATAAGCAAGTCAGTGGTGCTGACCAGAGTCTTCCCTCCAATCAATTCATGTTGAAGAGAGTGACGAAGGAAATGAATCGCAGAAAGAAAGCAACTAAGACTGAGGGTTATGCCCCTGGTGATGTTGATCAGAAGGTTGGTGCTGTAACTCCTATCCCCAAGAAGGATCAGGACGATGCTCGTGCAAGAATCCTTGCCAAGGCAGCAGCAAAACGTAAAGCACGTTTGACAAAAGAAGAAGTAATTACTGAGCGTGCTGACATGTGGCATCCAGATCCTGAGAAGGATAAGAAACTGGGTGGACCTGGTGCTAATGCTCGTGCTCGCGAGGATAGTGCTGCTGCTTCTAAACCAAAG